TCTGCATTTGTTGAATCAATAAACCAACCAGCTGGAAGTTTGAAGAAGTCTTGGTGCAACTCATAATCCTTCCCATTGTGTGTAACATCAATAGGTACTTCCTTCGGCTTGTATGAATTAAGCACCTCAATAATAATATTAAACAGCTTGTTAATGTCAGTAACAACTACTTGTGATACATCCATTTTTGTAAACCTCTTTACAAGTTCTATCTTATTGGTAATACTCCAATCTTCCTTGACTTCATTCACGAAGTGATAACAGTTAATATAACTTAACCCCATCTTGTTAATGTTCTTATTTATCTTTATTTCCATTATCTGTATTTTCCGTTATATTTATCTCCAGAGCCTATTGCGTAAAGCATTGCATCCATTAAGTGATCCTCATTTGTCTTTCTTGGTTTACCAGTTTTTTCATCATAAACATAATACCTCAATTCGTTTATTAAATCAGTGCTATTCCTATCAACATAAAACTTATCTTGGTTTAAACTTTGAATTGCAAACACTTTTATATCTTGTTTTGAATCACACTTCACTGCTTGTATTCCTTCAATCTGTAATTCTCTAATTGATTTCGGTTCGGCACTATCACAATAAACAACTCCTTTTGTATATCCGTTTCTTTTAAATTCCATTGCTCCTTCTTGGTTTGTTAAGTTTGTTTTGTATGCAAACTGCTTTAAAACCTTTCTTCCATTCCAATTATATATTCCTATCACTGCAAATTTAGATGTAGCATAACCAAAATCACAACCGTAATACAATAGCCTTGCATCCCCTGGCATATCTATTTCCTCGTAATGTTCAAACACTGCTCCATCAATTCCTCCCACCTCTCCCAATCCGTAAACCCTCCATTTGTTTGCCCAATATTTATTGACAATGTTACCTCCTAAATCATATCCAAGTTCCTTGTATCTTAGTATTTCGTTTCTTTCTCCTTCATCTAGTTGCTCGTTATCTTGAAATGTTAACTTAATAAAGTCGCAATCCTCTCTTGTTACTATTTCGGTATGGATAAAAAACTCTGCATCTGGATTAAAATCGGCATATACTTTTTTTGTTCTTGATGCCACTTGTCTATATGTTTCTGAATCAATCTTGTTTACCTCATTGAAGTATGCAACATCACTTCTTAAACCTTTTCCAACATCTGACTTGTCCAAACCTATAAACTTTATAAACGAGCCGTTTGGGAATCTATAAAGCGTTCCAGCTACAAATTTACTATCTTGATAGATTCCAAACATCTGCATTATCTTTACAAAATCTTTGATAACCGTCAGACGCATTTTAGTAAGCTCAGAGGATAGAATTAATATCTCCCTATTCTCTTTACTTGAAGCGTGATTGATTAACAACATAAGGATTGAAAAAGTCTTTGATGCTCCTTGCCCTCCTTGAACGATTGTAATTTTCTTTCTGCTACCAGCAATCTTTCTTAATGCAGTTGTTTGTTGCATTAAGAATCTTTATCTTTTGAATCATCCAATGGATCGATATTCATCATCTTAATATTCGCAGTTGTGTTAATATCACTTTGCTCTTTAAGGTTGTTTAATCTCTGAGTAATGCTCGGATTGTAGAACCCAAGTAACCCTCCTTGAATCTGGTCTGCTCGAATTTCTTTCCTTATATGTGAACAGATAGAGACAAAGTCATCATAGTATTTTAATTTATTATCAAAGTATTGCCCAATAAACTTCTTATTTTGATTGTAATACCAAACTTCAAAACCATCTAAAGATAGTGCCAGTTTAGGATAGTCAGTCTTCTTAGAACCATCTTTTCCAACATACTGAATCTTTTCCCATTTCTTTGCCGTTTCTTTTAATGAGAGTTTGTATTCTGTAAAGGCTTGTTCTAAATCCTCTGGCGTTTTAAATATTCTTGTTGGATGCATTTTTCTTTGTTTTAGTTTTCTTTACTTTTGCTTTCGGTTTATTTGCTTCTTGAATATTTAAATGATTAAGAAGTATTTTAAATGTGAATGAATCACAAGAGGAACAAGAAATGTTTGCAGTCTTTCCAGTTAATTCATAATACTTACCGTAAAGAAATGTTCTTTCTTGTTGTGTAAATCTTATGTTCATACCCTCTCTCTTTTGTATAAATCTTTTTTTAAAGTCTTTTAATTCCATCTATTGTAATTGCTATTAAATACCCTACTGGTATAATGAATAAATTTAACGTAATGATTGAAGTAATAATCGAAGTCCACATAATCAAACAGAAGTAACAATCAAAAGGTTTAACTTCTTCTGTGATGCTATAACCAAGTTTTCTTTTTAAGTGAAACCCTAAATTTAAACTATCTTTTAAAAATAGTATTAAGGCAATATTAAATATTAGTAATTGCATAGTATTCCTTTTTAATTAGTTCTTGAGCTTGTAACATATATTTATCCAAATCAGCTCTCCTTAGTTTTAATTTCTTACATAAAGAAAACTTACTATTCTCAAAACTAAGAAATATTAAATCTTGATAGAACGTAAACTCTTCATTTGTTGTTTCTTTTGCAAGGAATGATTCCAGAGCGAGTTTATAATTATTCTCTTCTACTTCTTCGCTTTCATTAAAATATTCTTCTACAAAAATCAAATCTTTATTCTTTTTTAAATAACCAAGATACTCATTCTTTAATGTTGTATAGAAGTAAGACTGATAATTTTCGACATTCTGCACATTTTTAACAATTATTTTCTCAATTGCTAAAGAAAAAATCTCTTCATAGTTATCCTTTGCAATGCTTTTGGCATAACTCCAACACGTTTGACAATTGTATATCTTTTCAATCATAGACAAATATACATAAAATTTATTTAGTATATCGGAGAGAATCTATGTATAGGATAGTTCCCTCCCTTTGACATACTCGTATTTTTTAAAGTATCGAAAACACCAGCTCTTAATTATAATCCCATTTGAATTAACTGGTGTTTCCCTTAGATACTATCTATATAAAAATTAAAGGGATTGCAAAGCATAATACTATGATTGCTAAAATTACTTGTATAAATCCCATTACTCCACCATTTTCTTGTTCTTCCATTTGTTTTGTTTTTATTTATCTTGTAAGCATACGGCGTCAACACCGTATTGTTTTAATTCTTTTATTCTAAATGCTTGTAAAGGTTTGAGCGTGTCAGTTTTTTCTTTGCACTCAATAAATATTGTTTTACTTCCTTCTTTGAAACAAACCAAATCTGGTAAGCCAGGCTTGTTGGTTCTTATTAAATTTATAACATACCAATCATTATCTTGGTATTCCTTTATAATCTTTGTCTGAAATTTTGAAGCCATAATTAAAACATTGTCAATTGTTGCTGATGCCTTTTTAATCTCTTTAAACTTGCATCAAAGTATTCCTTGTCTAATTCGCAAGCAGTTAAATCAAACTTTAAGTTGTGACAAGCTAAAGCTATTGAGCCACTTCCTAAATGAGTGTCGAGTATTTTAACACCTGAGTTTTTACAGTCTGTGCATATATACCTAAAATGTTCTTCGTGTTTATGGTTGCATTTAATTTGGGCGTAATTTACTAGCAACCATTCATACAATTCAACTGGTTTTTGTGTTGGGTGTATTTTATTACCTATATCTTTTTGATAGGCTCTATCGAATAGTCTGGTTTTTCCTAAAGAACACCAAGCAGATTCCCCTTCTGAAAAGTGACCGTTTTGGTGTTTATTCCAAAATATAATTGAATCTGTATTAGGTAATAATTCTAAGTAATAATTGAAACCCCACATTATTTGATTCTTACTAACTCTAAACAATTCTTTTATATATTCCCTTGTTGGCGGTGTACTTAATGCTTTATAATTAAATTCACTCCTATTAAAACCAGCCTTTAAACCTGAAACTTCTTCTTTGTATGGAGGGTCTACAATAGCTAAGTCAAAATGGTTATCAGGATAACGAGCCATTAGCTCCATGTTATCTTCGTTTGTAATGTCTATCATATTATCTTCTTAAAATAACTATTTGTAAAATCTAATTTATTACTCACTCTTTTATAAATATGCTTTTCAATCCCACCCTTAGCAAATATAAAGTAAACATTGTTTTCTTTTGTTCGTTCCTTTGATGTCATTCTGTCTTTCCCTTGAATATAACTTAATGCACTAAATTCAATGTTGTAATAAATCAATGCATCAGCACTTGATAGATTAACTCCCTCCCTACTGGAACGTATTTGACCTAAAAAAACCAAGTCATCCGATTGATTAAATTCTTCAGGTGATTCAGTGAATTTAGGAAAAATATTTTTAAGCAACAAAAATTCTTCTTTAAAAATGTAAAATATTGCAATCTTCTTTCCTTTGAAATGATCCTTTATAAACTCAGCTTTTGATGTATCAATAGTCATTGAATTACCTGATTCAAACTTTACAGTTCCAGAACAAAGTTGATGTATCTTATTTTGTAATTTAACGGATGTGTCAGCCAATATAACTTCGTCTTTGCCCTCTACTACCAAATCAGCTTTTAATCGCTTTACAAGTGAATAAACCTTTGGATTCATTTCCACTTCCAGGATGTGTTCATTTACTTGCTGATTGAATCCAGCTTCAGATTGCGTATAAGAAATGAAGTAATCTTTTAAAACCTCCATAATTTTATCTTTGTATGCTCCAGAATAATCATTCACTTTTGCATAACCCAAATCTCTTTGAACAACATTAACAAAATCCTTTGCCCATTTGTAAAAGTTTGCGTATTGCTTGAATGGAGAAAACCTATTTAACAATCTGAATTGATGAAATAATTGTGAATAGCTTTCTGGACTTGGTGTACCTGATAAAAATATTACTTTGGTATAAGCGTTCTTATCTAATATTGCTTTTAAATCTTTGTATCTTTTTGATGGCTTTGGATAAGTTCCAACTGAATGTGCTTCGTCAATTATTACAATGTCAAAATCTTGTTCCACTTTGTGAAGTGATTCATAATTGATAACGGTTAATTCATAATCTGGATTAAGAAGTTCGTAATCATTCTCAATTGATTTGATTGCTTTCTTCTTTGTGACAAACAAAACACCTTTTTTATTCGTGAATTTATTTGCCAAAGATAATGCAGTTAATGTTTTCCCAGTTCTAACTTCCATAGATAGATAAACCATATTCAACTTCAATAGTTTTGAATATCCTTCTTCTACAATCTTAGTTTGATAATCTCTTAATTTTAGCATAGTTTTATTTTTATAATCCACAGTAACCAGAATCACATTCATTGAAATCAGTATCAAACAATTCTGTTTGCTTTAAGGAGTTTTTTATTTGTTGGTACGTTATACCTTTTTTAAAGTTAGCCTTTTTTTCTTCTGCATCAATAAACCATTGAAATTTATTAGGATGCTTTTCGCTCATATGTTTAAGTAAAACTTCGTTCCTATGAAAGCACCCAATACAATTATTCATATAAGCAAACCTAACTGGTTTGCCCCTCCAAAATTCTTCAACATTATCTTTATAAATATTATCCGTTATTAAAGGAAAAGTTGGTTTTTGCCATTCTATTTCTGCCCATTTGTTTTGGTTTGTTACTCCCTTCCTTTTTCCAATAATAGTTTTAAAAGTTGAGTTCCCATTTTCATTTGTTTTATCAAGCATATTTTTTGCCCTTCTTGTTTCGTTTGCTCTGAATCCAATTCTCACTTCTATAACTTCATTTATGTTTTTCTTCCACCATTCAAATAAAGGCTTGAGTTTCATTTCTGTGGTGCAAAATCTTTGCGTTACGTTTGGTAAGTATTTTTTACCATTCATTAATATCACTTCATCAAAAGGTTTTCCAGTAACCCAATCAATTTTAGATCCTATAAACTGCTCTAAATCCAACATTGTATGAATTATCATATCATCCTCTAAAGTGCCTATAAACTCAGCTCCTATTCTATCAGAAACAACTTTCCTTAGTTTTGCATCTGGAAATAAACAATTCTTGTCATTCGTTCTAACTAAAGAAAAAACATTGTAATCGGCTGGATAATTTGAAGCAATATAGCTTGATGTTTTACCTCCACTTATGCTATTAAATGTTTTCATTTGGTTGTATTTTAATGTGTTTATTTAATTCTTTTAAGGCAATCATTATTTTTTCTGGATTAACCTTATAATCAAAAGCATATTCAAATAATCTTATCAAATCTAATTGCTCCTTTTCGTTCTCA